AAAGAAGCAATGACTAAATACTCTTTTCTTTCTATGACTGACGTAGTTAAGCAAATGAACAAACAATACCCAAATCAATTTGAGATGATTGCAAAAGCTGAAATCGAATTAATTCAAGAGAGTATGGGGCTATAAGCCCCACCTTAAAGGTGGTTATTATGTGCGATGCGTGCAAAGGAAGCTTTAACGGTTATCCGGTTAATGGATGCAGAAATGCAAGAATAGCTTTTATCAGGTCTGAAAAGCGATCTGGTAATTATCAATCGGCTTGGAGATTTTATTTATTGAATCCGAAAGGCATTAGCAAGAAAACATTTGAGGAGATTTAAATGAATAGATACATGATGAGAATTTTCTGGAAAGACAGAGCTCCAACAAGATGCAGCGCGCTTGGCATAAACAAGTCACAAGCAATAATGACAGCTGTTAGTGTTTCTAGTCGCCACAAAAATGAAATGTACGACCACAACAAAACAGAAAAAACAGTAAGGATGGTTGACTGAATGACCCCATCACAACGCGCAAAAGAGCTAGGTTGCAGAAGTCTAGCTCAAGTTATCAAATATTCAGAAGTTCCAGAGCGCACGCTGCACGACTGGTTTAAAAATTATCCTAAGCGGTTCGACGCGGTTTGCATTTACACGCGTGAAGTTAAATACGGAAAACTAAAACTGTGACGCACTTAACATCAATGCGCGTAGTGAGTAGTTATAGTTGATTCATCGAAACTAAGGAGATATTGAGATGAGTGAGGCGAAATTTACGAAAGGCGAGTGGAACGTTCAATTTGGCGATATGATTTTTGCGTCAGACGAGATCAATAATGAACAGGTGGCCGTTGTTTGTAACGAAGAAAATAAAGACAAGCACCTAATCGCAGCAGCGCCAGAGATGTATGAGATGCTTGTGCAGCTTCAAATTGAGGGAGGCCTTGGAATTGCAAGGCATCGACAAATAGATAGGCTTCTATCTAAGGCACGAGGTGAATCATGTTAGAACTCTACTTCACCGCACTGAGCTACCACATCGATGGCCGCGGTTATTGGGAAGATGGCAAGCATCATCATTACAACGAGCGCAATCCAGGCATTATTCTCGCTTATGATGATTATCTTGCTGGTGGATACAAAAACTCGTTTGGCGATTTATCTGTGCTTGTTGCCAAGAAATGTGACTGGCAGAAAGATAACTTGCATTACGGTTTTATCGCTGGTGGCGTAATTGGCTACGATGAATATTTTCCAGCAGCAGCTGGTGTAACGCCATTTGCAGCGCCATATGTAAGCTATGATTTTAACGGCATCAAGCCAACGGTTTTATTACTCGGTAGCGCGGTAACACTATCGGTTGGATTTGAGTTTTAAAGGAGAATAACATGGAACAATTCACAGGCAGCAACAGCGATTCATACACAGGCCAAGGTAAAATCTGGGAAATCGCTAAGCGATTCAATCAGACTTCGAAGAAAATTCAAGGCAGCGTGACTTGCGTTCGCCGCCGCAAAGTTAGTAAAGATAAATATGAGCCGGTTGGTGTGCTATGACACAAATCATCAAATACATAGCACCAACACAAACAACGGCATTCGACTTGGTTAATCACATCTCAGATGCTGGCGGAAACGTGTGCATGGTAATGAACGGAAACAACCCAACTCGATGCGTGTTGAGCGATTATGATTGCGCATCAAAGATGGAACGATTTTGCGATCTAGGCGTTATTTCTAACTGGGCCGAAGATTGGGATGTTGATTATTTTAATAAATCAATGGGAAGATAACATGAAAGCAGAAGACATAAAAATCGGACAAAAGTGGAAGCGCAAAGACGGTCGAATTGTTGAGATTACAGATGAGCGCACATTCAGAGTATCTCATGAGTTCGAACTAACTCCTACTGGCAAAGGTCGCAAGTCTTGGAAGTGGGACGGCGGTATCATTAATGACCTTGAATTTGTAGAGTGAAAAACCAACCCGCCTAGTGCGGGTTTCTTTTTATGTGAACTTGCTCACAAACGCATTTGCCAGAAAGTGGTTTAATTGGTTATCAACAATAAACAAGGATTTCAAGATGCGGGTTTTTAAATTCAAAGTGACAACAATGGAAAATGGAAAGATTGTTAACCATTACACAGAACAACCAAGTTTTCGCGCCGCTGAGCGAGTCATTAAAGCAAAGTATCCATCAGCAGTTGTGCTGTGCGTTAACATTGATTGATGGTGAAAAATGAAAGGTTTAATCCATAAGCACGACCTGCGCATCTATAAAACATGGCTACGTTTTTGCTTTCACACCGAAACCATGACAAAAGCATGTGGCGAAGATGTATCACACGCTAACGGGTATACATGGTGGCCACATCAAGGCGATACGATCTGGATTTATCTTGATAAAACTGATACTGGCGCAATCAATGTGGCATCAGCAGCGCATGAGGCTTTCCATGCTGCTGATTTTATCTTTGAGCGCACTGGGATGGTAGTTCAAGAAGAAACAGGCAACGAACACATGGCGTATTTAATCGGGCACATTATGGATTTGATTTTCGATGCGCTTGATTTGGATAATAAGATGGAGTTTGGTAATGACTAAAGGCTACCACGACAGCAAAACACCAGAGTCGATTCGTGACTTGTGGCGAACGCCTAAAGCTTTGTTTGATTATTATGATCGACGGTTTAATTTTACGACGGATGTTGCCGCAAGCTTTGAAAACACATTCAAACCATACGCGCATCTAGGTGAGCAGGTGGATGGAACGTTTATCGATGCACTTGATTATGAAAACAAATGGGGAGAACGTAATTTCATAAATCCACCATATTCAGATATTTCCCCATGGGTTGCTCGGTGCTCAGTGGAAATGATTCACGGAAACCTTAGTGTGTTACTCATTCCAGCAGATACTTCAGTTAAATGGTTCAAGCTCGCTTTCGAAAACTGCACAGAGTGCCATTTTATTTCTGGTCGAGTTTAGTTCATTAATGAAGAAACCGGCAAGCCAGTTAACGGCAACAATAAAGGCAGCGTGGTGTTTATCTTCGATCCTAACTCACCTATCAAGCAAGCTGTTTCATTGATAGATAGAGATGAGATTATGCGCGTTAATTAATAGGCACAACCATTTTGATTATAACAACTACCCTTGCGAAAATAACCAAAACGCGAGGGCTTTTTTATGAATGTAACACCAACAATGTTAGAGATGTTTATGGTAACTGATGACAACGGCGAAGTAAAAGCTGGGCCATTTTTTTATGCGCAAGAGGCGCAAGAGTGGATTGATGAGAATGGAGGTGATGATGACTGATTACAAATACGGCTCATACGAACTACGCCCGTACCAGTCAGAAGCATACGAGGCAGTCGCAAACTATATTCGAACGCTGCCAAAGTTATGGAAAACACAAAAAACATTAACTGGCGCATTTATTGAGGCGTCAGTTGGTAGTGGAAAAACAGCAATCATGGGGTCAGTTTGCCATCGATTCGTAGAAATGGGCTGGCCTGTTCTGTGCCTCGCTCGTGACCTAAAACTTGTTGAGCAGAACTCCGAAACGTTTTGGGATATGCGCATTAAAAACAGCATATATTCTGCGGCTTACAGCAAGTCCATGCACTACAAGGATAAGGGGGTTATTGTAAGCAATGAGGCCACTGCAATAAGAGCGATTGAGTCTGGAGCGTGGGATGAATACTCACCAAAAGCTATCTGGCTGGATGAAAATCATCAGTTGCCGGTGGATGAGCCAGAAAGCCAATACATGCGAATAGTCTCTCACTTAAATGAAAAATGCCTAAAAAAACACGGACATCCAGTAGTGCTATTGGGCGGTAGCGGTTCCCCTTACCGTGGAACAATGTCAATAATCGGAGATGTTTGGAAAGAGTGCCTTTATTCAATCGACACCGCCACGCTGGTTGGAATGGGCTTTCTTGTGCCAACGATTTACGGCGCAGAAGTAGGTCACGATAAGTCGCTTGATTACGATCTGTCTAAGTATGGCGTAAAGTCAGAAAACGGCACGTCTGACTATTCAGCAGCAGAAATGGCGAGAATGGAGCGTGATATGCTTGCGGATAAACCAAAACTGCAACGCATTTGTGACGAGGTTGTCAGGTTAACAAAAGATCGCAACGCTGTGATGATTACAGGCTCTGGCGTAAAGCACTTAAAAGAAATCGCCAAACACTTGCCGGAAGGTAAGTCAGCAATAGTTCACTCCGGGCAAGCAAAGAAGGTCAATGACGCTGAGATTGCGCGTATCGAGTCAGGAGAGGCGAAGTATCTACTTCAAATAGGTTGCCTCACGACAGGTTTTGACTGCCCTGTGATTGATACCAGCGTAATTATGCGCCGTATTGGCTCGCTTACTTTGCTAGTTCAGTTGCTCGGGCGTGGTATGCGATTATTAAAACCTGCGCACGAAGAAAGAGGATTAACCAAGAAAGACCATTTAGTTTTGGATTACTCAGGCACTTTAGACGAAATGATGGACATGTACGACAACGCAATTCTAGACGAGTGCAGGGCGAAAGAGGACAAGGCAAACAAGCGAGAAACACAAATATGTCCACAGTGTGATGCGGAAAATAGTATGGCAGCAAGTCGCTGTATTGGTCGCTTAAAAGACGGAAGTCGCTGCGATTGGTTTTTCAACTTTATACCATGCGTTGATCGTCGCGCACCAAATGGCGTGTTGTTATCAAAAGGCTGTGGCGCAAAGAACAGCACCAAGGTAAAAGTGTGCCGTTGCTGTAATGAGTGGCTTGATGATCCTAGCGAAAACTTGAACGGTCAGCACTACACCAAAAACGACCTAATCCCCGTCACAAACTTCACATTCGGCCTAACAAAAGCGGCTGACAAATTGATTGCGCTATACCATTTGCAGAATGGCAAGACGGCGCGTGAGATATTTGACCTAAGCAAGCTGCGAACAGAAAGATGGCGTGTTGGTCAATGGTGTTCATTTGTTGATGCTCATGTGTCAGATAAAATAGCAGCAAAGGCACTAAAGTCGTGTCGTGACAATCGGAAAGCCTTGCAGTACTCAGAGCATGTGCGAACGCCAGTTCGCGTTAGCCATCGAGTTAACGATAAGAATTTTGACATCCTAGCCAGAAAGGAGTTTGAATGAAATTAACGATTAAAGACTGCCTAGATCACGCCGACAGCCTCGGCGTGCCTATTTATGGCGATGTTAAGTTGCGTGGCGAATACAAAAAGGAAGATCCAGAACTGGCTACTTTCCACCAATGGGTAATTTTCAACTATCCGCACTTAGAGCCGCTTTGTTTTCATTACCCTAACGAATGGTCAGCTACAAGCAAAACAGGCGGTCAGTACGCGCACGCTGCGAAAATGGCTAACATGGGAGTTAAGCCACGATTAGCCGACTGGATTTTTACCGGAACAGACGCAATGCCGCCGTTTTTTCTTGAGATGAAGCGTGAGAATTTGGCGAAGTCGATAAGTAGCACAGAAAGGAAACGTCATTTTTGCGAACAATGCGATCTACTTCACAGACAGAAACAGTTAGGCGCTGTAGTCTGTATCGCACTAGGGGCAGATAATGCCAAGCGAGCGTTTATTGAGTATATGGAGAAATACAGTGAGCCGAATAAGTGAAATCCAACTACAAATCCACCGCCTGCTGATTGAAGCAACGGCAATCGCAGACGAAAACAACCAAGTCCTTGAGACTGACATTCGCACTGAATACCTAAACCGCGCTGGCGCAGTTGGCGTTAATGCTGTGCTTGAGTGCAATTTGACTTTGCTGGAGAAATAAAATGGAACTAAAACACCTAACCGCTCAAGAGCTACCAGAATCAGAATACCACGGCGAGAAATACGCGGATTATTTGTCTGGCTCTGAATTATGGGCTTATATCGACTCATGCCCTGCTGAGTACGTCTACGGCGAGAAAAAAGAAACGCAATCCATGATCACCGGATCGGCAGTTCATAGTGAAGTGCTGGAAATGGCAACATTCGATGATTTGTACTATAGAGGATTTGAACCAGACGAAAATACGCTAACTAGTGATGCTGCGGTAAAATCTCGACTTAAAGAGCTTGGTATTGCTGGTTATTCTTCAAAATCAGGTCAAGAGTTGTGGGATATGTTGCTAAAGGCTGAGCCTGATTCAATCATTGAAAAAAATGAAATCCGCAAGATGGAAGAAGCAAATCAAGATCGCACAATGTTACCATTTGCACAGTACGATATGGCAAAAGCAATGCGTAAGCAGTTGATGCAATATCCTAATTATTCTGGATATGTGTTAGAGGGGCTGTGCGAAAGTTCAATTGTCGGTGAGTGCGAATTGTTCGGCCGTAAAGTAAAAGTTAAGGCTCGCCCCGATATTATGGTGCGCAATGAGATTGTTAATTATAAGACAGCGGCAAGTGCAAAACCGTCAGATCTTGTTCGCGCATCAGCACGCAATGGCTATTTTATGAAAGAAGTATTCAACGCTCTAGTTGCTGAGCAGCGAACCGGCACGTTTCCAAAAATTTACATCCTTGGTCAGTCAAAAAAAGCGCCATACGTTTGCACCATGTTTGAAATGACGCAAGATATGATTGATATCGGCATGGCGCAACTAGAAAAAGCGTTTACGCTGTGGGCCGAGTGCAAGGACGCTGGAGTCGTAATCGATTATGCTCAGGGCGAAATCCTGAAAGACCTAGAGGTTGAATCCTGGATGTTTAACGTATAATTGTGATCAACTTAACATTAATACCGCGCTGGTCGCGGTATTATTTTTTAACTTTCAATGAGGAGTAAATAAATGAACGATTTCACACGTAATGCACCAACAGTTAGCAATCAGCATTTGAATCACGGCGCAGTAGCCATTGAACAGTCTCGCGCAATCACAGAAGCTCAAGGTAAACTTCTGCTTGCAAAGCAATTTCCACGCGATGAAAACGCAGCATACCAAAAGCTAATGAACTCATGCAAGCGACCAACGCTGGCGCAACATGCTGTTTACGCATTCCCTCGTGGTAAAGAGCAAGTTTCTGGCCCATCTATTCGCCTTGCGGAGGAGATCGCTCGACTGTATGGAAACCTTGAATACGGTATTCGCGAATTGTCGAATGTCAATGGAGAGTCAGAAATGGAGGCCTTTGCTTGGGACTTGGAGACCAACGTTGTATCTAGTCAAAAATTCAAGGTCAAGCATGAGCGCAAGGCTTACGGCAAGATGCAGCAACTAACCGACACGCGCGACATTTACGAGCTAACAGCGAATATGGGCGCTCGTCGTTTACGCGCTCGATTGCTTGCCATCCTGCCGCCAGAGTTCGTAGAAGCTGCGGTTGAAGAGTGTCGCAAGACAATGACTGGTAACAACGACAAACCAATAGCAGACCGTGTTCGCACGATGCTGACCGAGTTCTCAAAATATGGCGTAACTCAAGAGATGATCGAAAAGCGTCTTGAGCATGAAGTTGATACAATTGATGTTAATGAGCTAACCGATTTGATGGGCATTTTTAACTCAATCAAAAACGGTCAGTCCGGTCGCGCTGAATGGTTTGAGTTCAAGAAAGAAATCGCTCAACCAGAAAAACCAGCAATAAAGCAAGGATTCCAACGCGCTGAGCAGCCGGTTGAAAAACCCGCCCCACTAGAGGTCGAATCAGAATCCGATCCTGAACCTAGCGAGCCTAATCAGGTTAGTGAGTTTTAGGTAAAGAAAAGCCACCATTTCGGTGGCTTAATTTTAGTTTTTGGGAATATTAAATTTGCTGAAATTAATTAAACCAAGGGAAATCAGTTATCACCAGCACTATCATCAAATCGGGCTTTGCTTTCTAATATCCCTTCGATGACGCCTTGTGGGTCTTCGCAGTTTCTGACAAGTGAGCGTAAGAACTCAAGTTCTGTGCTAGTGTGCCTGACACCATCAAAATAATAACTAAACTGATTCTGCATTTTCGTAACCTCTCGCGAATAAAACATTATTGATTAAATTGTAAGCGTTTGCGTGCATGGCGTAACCAATATAACTGAACAGTATCGGATTTATATCGGAAATCTCAACATCAAGAATCAAGACACGAAAGCGGAGCGAAACCCGATGCTGCTGCGCGTGCTCGAACGCGGATCGCCGTAGTACAGCGCCGCGGGGCCAGCATCGGACGCGCCGTACCAGAGGCCACCGCGGAGCGGGAAGCGCTCACCGTCAAGATTCCAGTAAAATCGACCGCCCAACGCGCTGGTACAAGCAATCGGCTCAATCATCAATCTTTGCAAACGTTCGTTGCCAGAGTAGCTAGCATCT